AGTTTAAGTGTTGCTGATGATAATTTTGCCATAACTATATATTAAATCCGTAATCTTGCAAGGCTCGAATAATAAAATCATAATAATAATTAGGATTTGTAGAATAACTTACACCACCTTGTAATATCTCTTCTTCCTTAGAGGCTTCAGCCCTATCAGATAAACCGTTATAACCAGAAAAATCCTCATTATTATGTGTTCCTCCATTAAATATCGCTTGAATAAATTCATTGTCCCCTTCAACATTTCTGTAAATTATAAACGTTCTCATAAAATGCTCTCCATATTCTACTGAATCTAAGTAAGACCTATATAAAGCCAAATCCGAATCGTAAATTGGACTTTGAACGCCCAAATTTTTATATGAGCCAGTTACTTCATCAGTAAAAAATAAATAGATATTTTTTGTTGACTCAGGGTTTGTTTTACCGTAAGAAGCGAAATTTAAGAATCTCTCTCTTGTTGGAGAAGGAAACCCAGCAACTTGAGTGTATAAATTATTAAATTCAGATGCTTTAAGTACTTTAACCTGTTCGTTATATTTAACAGTATCTCCCCCATAAAAAGATAATAATCTGCTTTTAAGAATACCATCAGCCATATCTAATAAAGGCTGTAATGTGGTGTCCATAGAGCCAGAATCATCAAACACTATATTAATTTCTATATTATCATTAAATTCTTGGTCAGGTTTCCCTAAATCAAAACTTTCACCACCTTTATCAGTAGTACCAGTACATATAGCAAGAGATACAGTATCTTCTTGTGCAGAAATTAATCTAGTTTGTCCGTTAGAAAGTACTTCAGTTTGTTCAACTCCATTTACATCTAAGTAATTAAAGGTAGTGTCCCCATTAGTACAAGTACCTCTAAGTGTATAGAAAAACGTTTGTGTAGCTTCTACATCTGGGCAATTAAGTCTAAATGAATAACTATCATTACCCTCTGAGGTAATAGTTGAAGCTGTTAATACAACTTCTGTTGGACTAGCAGCAGTTTTACTTATTGTTAGCGTTGTGGGTTCTGATTTTGTTGTAGGGTCTCCTGTATTATCATTTGAAGGAATTGTTCCAGAGAAATTAGATAATCCTATATACCCAGTAGTAACAGTTGTATTATTCCAACTTATATCAAATAAAATTGGTACATTTCGATTATTACCATTATCTAAAAACTCAATCTCTACATCTCCTATTTTATCTCCAACACCTACTAAATTATAAGTCTTAGTTCCTAAAAATGAGGCTTCATTTACTACTTCCCCACAATTAACATCTCTACTTGTATTTGTAATTTGTTGTGGGACTTCTTGCCAATTAATAACTATTTGAGCAAGTCCAACATCTCCATCGTCATCTGTAACAATAACATTATATACTTTAGACTGAACAGTAGTACTTACCACATCTATTGAAGTGGTTGTCTCTGGTGATGGTGTTCCCCCCCATAAATAACTTACTATAGTCCCATCGCTATCTGAAGCTACCGCAGTAAGCGTGACAGTATCTCCAACATACGGAGTTGTATTGGTTGCTGTAATCGTAACCGTAGGTGCTATGTTCGTAGGTGGGTCAACCACTGGGGTTTCAGGTGTTTCTGGTGGGGTAGGATTTGCCTCAACATAATAAGGACTCCTGGTGTTTATTCTAACATCACTCATTGTTTTTCTATAATATAATTATCACCCTTTTTAATATAACCTGCTTTAACTAAAATGTCATCTAGGTTTAATGATACATCTTTACCCACAGCAGCTCCTAGCTTGTTTAGTTTATCCATTGACTGGTTTATAGCATCTTGTATAAATCCTGTAGGTTGGATTCCATCACGACCTATTTTTTTAGCTATTGCATAAGCAAGACCTCTAACTCTATAATCGGTTGCTGTTGCAAACCTACCTTTGCTATCTCTTATCCTTATAGGTTTACTCCTAATCCAATCTATTAATTCATCTACAGCAGGTTGCTTTCTACTTGAGCCACCATCTACTGCTAATCCATAATCATTAGACATTATATTAAAAGAAAACCCCTTACTTGTTTCTTTTGCAATAGATTCTATAGACTCCTTTAGTTTTCCTGTATTGTCTATAGGTGAGCTATAAGAACCGCTTCTGTAAGTTCTAGTTCTATTTCTACCAATTTCTATCTTTAGTAGTTTTACAAGCTCTTTAGAATAATTACCTAAATATGACTTTGTATTTTTGAACTTATTTAGCATTGACTACCATCATCATTAATTAGTCCCATCTGATTGTTGGGGATTTCAATGTTTAGCAACAATGACCATCCTGCCAGCAAATTCTCAAATCTATCTTCAAACTGAGTGGCAGTTGGAGAATCGTTGATTTCGTAGTTGTTTTCATTCATACCGCCCCTTCGCAGACTAGATTGAATACCATTCACAACTGTCAACATGGTATTTAGTATATCTTCTTTATTATCTAACCCTAAATGAGGTTTGTCTTTATTTTGCTTATCATCTTTATCCTCATCAACAACATCCATAGCAATTACGTTAATAGAGAATGTAATATAGTAATCATTGAATGTTACCTCATTTACTATTATATGGGCAAGTGGGAATATAGATTGCTTAGATAAATCTACTTCTAATAAATCTCCTTTAGTTACCGTATTAATGTTTGGATTGCCAATAAGATAATTATAGATATTATCTACCAAGTCATAATATTCTTTCATCGCTTCATTGATTTTTGTATCATTCTAGTTTCTAATTCGTTTTTCTCTTTTTCAAATGTTAGGTAAGTGAGACACTTAAATATTGGTTCTTCTGTAACTTCGTCAAACTTTGTGATGTCTCCTTTAGCGAGTCCATAAATTGACTGATACCAACCCCACTTTCTTCCAAAGCCTCCTTGAGCCGAGAGGTCTTGTCCCTCTTCATCTCCATCTCCAAATAAGCTAGGGAAGCTATCGATAACTCTGTCCCTAAATCGTAAAAAAAAACCATACAACTCATAACAGCACTAAGAGGCATTTGTTTCATCCACTCTTGCATATCATCATTTGGCTTATAAGGAGCAATAGTATACTTATCTTTACTCTTAAAATTTACTGGGCGATATAGCACTCCCATCGCTTTATGGATATTTTGCCAATCAGTAATAGATGCTTCAACATCTACATACTCCCCTAAACTCATATCGTCTAACTTAGGTATAAACCCCATTTCTACTTCTCCTAATTCAAAATGACGTATTAAAGAAAATTTCTCCTTGAACGCTTCTTCAAGTACTTCCAAAATGCGATTAAAATCCACAAGAGGGATAGAGTCAACTTCATTTAATTTTATATTACAGAATATTTCTACTAGCTTTTTATTTATAAAATCATTAGCATCTTCACCTTCGTTCTGGTCTAGTATTTTTAGATAGTGTTGATATTGCCCAAGAGTAATATCCTCAAGAGATGTTGGCACTTCTATTTCTATTCTTTTACCCATATTGAAATAATTTACTTTTAGTTTTTTGTACTTATAGATTCCACGTGCCTTAATGGCAGATATATATACATAGTATAATAAACTTAGTATAGTACTTGTACTTTACTATATACATAGTGTATTACACTTAGTTCTATATAAATATAAATAATAATACTTAGTTATATATTATACTTAGTATAGTAATGGCAATACAGTTCCCAAATTTTATTATCTACTTGGTCTTTCTTATATTTTTTGCCACTATGAATAATTTCTCCGTTATTGTTTATTTCTATCTCAAATAGTTTATCACCTTTTTTGTTAGGCAAACAATAAACCTTAATTCCATTCTCCACACACCATTGAAACGCATCATACTGGAAGCTGCTAAATATACCTATTGAATTCATATTGCAAATATACAAAATACCTATTGAATCTACAATGGCAGTTGGAAAAGATGGTTTATGTAGAGAGTAGGTTACTTACTCAATACCCTATTTTATTTCCCTAGAGTACCTTATATTTTTTTATTTCGGTCTACCTACAATACACTGAGAAGCTATTTAAGGCTATTTAGAGACGTTTTAAGCGGGTTTTATATCTTTTTGGTGTATTGGTATAGCTGAGGTGGTTTGAAGCCCTTAGAAAGGCTTATTTACCTATTGGATTGAATTTATTAGGTTATTTGGTCAAATGAATTGATATTTTAAAGACGAACTACCCTTTTTAATTATATTTTAAATGATTTCCAGGTAGTTAGCTAAAATTACCCCATAAAAAAACCCCCAAAAAGGGGGCTAAATGTTTAATTTATTTCTATTTATACAACGCCTAAAATATTATAGCGGTCTTGATTATTTAATATAAAACAAAGCTCTTCCTCAATTTCTTTGTTGAGTTCCTCATCTTCAAAATATATTTGCTCAAAAGTATCTGATGAAATTATTTGTATATCTTCTATTGTGTCCCCATAAGCTGTGGCTGATATTTCATACTTTCTACCCATGATGGTTGCCTCAAATGAGGGGCGACTCATTGTAATATAGTTCTCTCTTGCTTCTATATTGTCAATAGATAAGTTTTTGTTTTCTATTATTTCTCTATCGGCTTGTTGTTGTCGTTTTGCCTTTTGTAAATTATGGTTAAATTGTTTTGAGTTGCTCATAGTTTAAAGGATTTATTGCCAAATTCAAATGATTTGATTTGCTCGTTTATTCTGTTTATTAATTCGCTCTTTTTCTCTTTGTAGTATTTTAATACTTTCAAATCGTAGGAGGTTGGATTTTTTATTTGCTCCAGCTCTTGAATAAGTTTTGTCAATGTGTAAAGGTTCATGATTTTATTTGTTAAGGTTTTTGAGTTTAAATCTCTTTTGAGTTATTGCCTTTCTTATTTGGTCAGTGTTTATTGTGCCAATGAAATCTGATAAAAACAGCTTCAAATATTTTAAGGTTGTCCTGGAATAATCCCAGCTATTAGAATCGAGGTAAATATTTCCTCCTTCGTTTACTTCGCAAATTATAGTATTATAAGATTGAAACATAACTTTTGTTCCTTTGCTGGTTCGTGTTCTGATTTCGTACTGATTAGGAACAGCGTTCCCACTTCTTGGACTTTCTAATTGATATACTTTTGTTTTCATAGTTGTTAAATTAAGTTGATAAAATTGTTTAATGTGAATAATAAAATGACCCCTACAAATAAGGCTAGTGAACAGCCAAAAAGGGTTAATAGGTCGTAAATGTCCAGTTGTCTACCTGGGTTGCTTAAAAAGGCTAAAAATCGTTTTCTCATTTGTTTAGTGTTAAATTGATAAATTCCCCCATTCGTTTAAATCTTCGCTTTTTACATTTGGCAAGTGAAAAATGTATTTGTCCTTAAACCAAACCTCGATAATTTTCCAAAGATGGCAATTTGAAGAAGCGTATTTGTTGGCATCTTCGTAATTTTCAAATTTTAAAGGTTCTCTATTTCTTGATACAAATTGAAGAGCGACCTCGTTTAAAATTAGATAAATCTTTGTTTCTTCCATGTCTTTAATTATTAGTTAGTATTTGTCTTTGTGGATTTTCCACCTGACAAATATACGGAATAAAAAATCGATTAATCCTACACTTTTTTAATTAATTTGTTGATAAAATGTTAATTTATATCTAGTCTAAATAAGAATAAGGAACAAAAAAAAGGAGACCATTTCTGACCCCCTATTGAATTTATACCTATTGAATTCACATTTGGGTATTGAATTCACAACCCTATTGAATTGCTAGGTTAATTGTATTGCATCACAATGCTCGTAGCAGTTTGAACAGAAATCTGTTTCGATTGGCAATAAAGGTGCGTTGCAACAATTACTCACTACTTGTTCCATCTTCCAGTTGTTTTAATTGGTTAGTAAAATCTTGTTCTATTTGTATAAATGCAAAAGTGCCTATGTGGTCTTTTTGTATTTCAGATAATGAACAGCGTTTAAATCCTGATAGCCTAAAATGGTTTCCTCCCGCTTTTCTGTCCCCAAGAAAACCACCTACATTAAATGTACACAAATCATTTCCCTTCTTGTCTTGTACTCTTATTCTCATTTTTCTAGTTGTTTTAATATTTGTTTGTCTATATTTAGGAGTAGCTTGGTGTACTCCGCTGTACTTAGCTTATAGGCTTTTCTTTTGCCAATAGTTTGAGCTAATACAGTCTCCACTATATGGAGTTCGTCACTATCTAGTTTAATATTAAATTTGCTCACAATCTTCGGCATCTAATTCATCAAACTTCTCGATGGTTTCTGTCATCTCATCCACTAGCGACCAGTTCTCTAATCTAGTGTATTCTAATCGCTGATTCCAAAGGAGGTGGATTATTAAGTCTATTTCTTCATTTGTAAGCCTAACAGGGGCTGTTTTCTCAGTTCTAGTTTTTCGTATCATAATTATATATCTTTTTCTTTATGCTCTAAATAAGATGTTGTAAATGCCCCAAAGCAATATACTGGGAACTCCATAAAGTCATGAAACTTATTTGCTGGGTCTTGTAAATCCCTTTCGTGGTTTTTATAAAGCTCATCTTTGAACGTCATAAAAAACTTATAGAATTCATAACCAACTGTTGCAATCTCAGCCTCAGTAATATTTAATTCTGGACTTGCTAAATCTAATTCTCTGTTTTCTTTGCTTTTAATTGTCATAATTACTCGCTTATTTCGTCTAAATATTCTGTAATCTTATTTGCTACATCAGGAAAATCAGTAAATAATACCTGACAGATGTCGCTATCTGAATGAATATTGTTTCCATTTGCCAATACTTCTAAGCCATTCTTGAAGCCCATTTCCCTCATTCGTAAACTGTTTTTCGTTGTTCTCATAATTATCTCTTTTTTAAAATTATACTGCAATATATAAAAAATATTCCAACTGCCAAACATATTATAAAAAAAAGAGGGAAATATTTCTAAATCCCCCTAGACAAATTAACTAAAAACAAAACATCCTTACTTAAAAGGTTTATTATCTATTGCAATATAATAAAAATATTTTACTTGACAATATACATTCCTTTAGGCACACTCCTAGTCAATATATATTGAATTCCGTACCTACTAGCATCGATAAGGTGGTTGTAGTTGTCGACTGGCTTTACCCCCCTAATATCCCAAACATAGTTATTGAACTCTTTTACTAAGTTCTCCCCATCTAAGTTGATATTGTAGTCCTGCATCAAAGCAATCCCACTTAATATACTTCCTTTCTTCTTTATAGTCGGAGTGACGTTTAAAGGTGGGTTCTTCATCTTCATTTCGGATAAAAGGCGTGGCTCAGAGTTATCACACACAATTAGCTTTCTACCTGCTACTCTACGGCAATGCTCGTATATCTGGGAGGTTACTAGTCCTTTCTTATAAAGATGTTCCTTTAACCAAATTATTTTCCTTTCTTTGTCAACGCAAATTTCAACCAGGGCTGAAGCATCTCTAGCAAATCCGAAGTCAAGTGCGAATATTGAATCTATCTCGGTATTGAATTGTCCTATTTGCCAATCAGTAAATACTACTCCCTCTGCTTTTTGTAGCCAACCCCCCATAATTTGATGGGCGTACTTCTCTGGGCGACGTTCCTTAATCTTTTCAATCTCGTTAACGAATGATTTAGACAGGTGGTCAACGTTGTCTAAGTAGGTTGTGTGGATATAAGTTACCCCTTCTTTAGTGCCGTTAAATCCATCTGGTATTCCTCTATTTTGGAAGAATCTTTGGTATATCCAATGTTCTTTTGTAGTGGGGTTTAGAATCAATATACATCTATTTTTGGCAACCTTACTTCTAATGGAGTAGTCAATCTTGTCAAAGCCAGTCTCATCATTTAATTCTTCAGCCTCATCAAGTACAAAAGTATTAACCCCTTGAATTGACTTCAGCTTTGCAGTCTGGTCTCCACTTGCAGTTTTAATCCCACTAAAGTATATGGAACTATTGGTTAGCTTATTGGTAATCTCAGTCTTTGTAATAGTAAAGAATTCAGCTACCCCCATCAGTTCTATCTTCTCCATGAACTCAGGTATAATACTCATAGAGGCACTACTCATTGTATAACGAGTAAAAAGTGTCTTTGTATTCTGTTCGTATGTTAGAAGTACTAAGAAGGTGTTTACGGCAAATGATTTACCGGAACCTCTACCTCCTGTAATTACAAAGTATCTACTATCACTATTGAATAGCGTTTGGTACTTAGGATTTAAATCTATTTTGTTTGCCATATTGATTTCAGATTTTTCTGAATATTTTCTCACTTATTATCACAATGCCATAAATCATTCTCAGTTAAATATTCTGGACTATAACAAGGTAGATAGTCTCCTTGTATTAGGTGGTGGAATAATACTCCTTCTTTTTCTACTTCCATTATCTTTTACTGTTATATATATCTTCTATTTTCTTATTTCTTTTTAGCTCTTCCTTTGAATTGCCTCTCCATTTTCTCCTTCTAGCTATTCTTGATAGTTTACCCTTTCTGCTCATCTGTATCGAATTTATAATTGTTAAAACAATCTTTCCATTTGCCACTAAGACTAAACCTAATAGCTTGCATATTTCCCTCATTCTTAAATATAAAGAACCCATTGTAATAAGTAGAGTAAACTGCAAAATAATCTACTAAACCTAACGAGTAATCCGCTTTATTATTCTGAAGGGGAGTTTTTATATTTGATTCACCTTCACTAGGAGATTTTCCTGTTGACTTAATCTGAACTTTATATAATTTACTATGGGTATCAACTATACAATCATAAGGGCTTGAATCTAGTAAAGGTTTACTAACAGAGAAACCTCGTTTAATACACTCTGCAAAAAACAAGGTTTCCCCATAACATCCTATATAGTTACTGTCTTTCATGTTTTTTACTTAAATCACTTGAGTAATGATAACCCAATATAGGATTAACATAATAGTTCCAGAAATCATCTGGAAACTTACTGCTATCATTTATTCTCATTTGTCTTTTTGATTTCTTCATGGTCAATATCTATTGTTTTAGGTTTAGCGAAATCCACAACTGGGATATTCACATTAGTATTTACATTTATATCCTGTTGCTCCTTTGGTTTACCATAGCGGTATTCCCACAACATTTTAGTGTAGTTGAAGTTCCCTTCAGAGGCTTTGTTGGCAATATGAATCCAAGCCTTTTCCTCACTACCAAAAGCCTTCTTTAGTGCTTTGAGCGTTAAAGCATTTGTCTCTTTCTCTTTAATCTTAGGGGGTCTCCCTTGTCCCCTAGATACTCCCTTTAAAGCACCATTATTTCTCCTGCCATCTACTTTCTTTGGTTTATCTTTCTCTTCCATAATTTATTCTAATATATATCCATTTCTATTATAATAATCTTCCCTTTGTTCAAATCTAACTTTAATTTTTTTGTACTTTTTATTGACCTCTGAAGTTGAAACTATAATTTGGTTATGAGCTTTTTTTAAGTTATTATAGCTTTCTTTTAGGTGGTTATATTTATCTAGTAGTCTTAAATACTTAGGAGTAGTTACTTCAGCACTACTAGACTCACTAATAAGTGTCAATAGAGACTTATCTAATAAATTTACAAATTGATTGTTTATCTCTAAATAATCAGCATTTAGGCTATAGTCATAACTCATAAACCCTTGTAATTGCTTGATTGAGTGGATAGCAGTAGCATGGTGCTTGCCAAATGTATCGGCTATAGTCTCTAAACTCATTCTAGTATTATCTCTTAGTATCTTATAATACATAGCCCTTCCCATAACGTAATCCCTACGTCTACTGTTTTTATGAATATCTATTCCATAAAATTCACACACTACGTCACTTGCTATCTTCTTAATTTTTTTAACCTTTTCTATTTTATCTATCATTATTATCTTATTATCATTTCTTTTTTAAAACTATCATAGGCATCTAAAATACCTTGACAACATTCATAATACTCCATATCTCTATAGTAATCTATCAATAATTCTATTTCTTCTTTATCTAAGATTCCTAATCTTAAAGATGCTAGAACATCATTGTAACACTCCTGTTTACTAGAGTACGTCATACAAATAAAATTCTTCTACCGACTTCTTTTTATCAACAAAGAAATCTTTATATATCTGGACAGCTTCCATTGTTTTTTCTTCACCTCTATGGTAAAATTCCTTACTACATTCAAATATACCAACCAAATGAGTTGATTTATCAACTGCTATAAAAACAAAGTCTTTATAAGAGATGCCAAATAATTCACAGTAAATAAAACATTGAATATCATATCCGAAATCATTAGCAGCCCAACGGAATTTTTTTATCTGACCAGTACTTTTTAAATCGGCAATATACTTGCCTCCTAAAATATCCGCTTTAGCCCTAAAGGGAATACCCTCTATTGTTCCAATAGCAGGAACTTCTGTCCTAGCACCTTTCAAATACTGAGATGCTTTTGAATTACTCATAAAACTAGATGCCATCTGTTCAGCATTATACTTCTCTGTTGAAGTGTAAGCCTCCCCATGTTCTTCTACAGCTAACTTATAAGCCTTTGAATTCTTACTCTGTACATCTACAAAGTGCAATGAATCCCATTTTTTAGGCTCTAAAACCTTATAATGGAATAAAGAACCAGCGGTAAAGGCATCGTTCTTTTTACCTTCCCCTTTGTTATTTATAGTATTATAATAAATACTTGGGTTCTTTAGCAATTCCTTACAAGATGAACTTGATAAAGCGTTCTTACCTAAATACCCAAAATAAAATTCATCGCTATGCATCTGGTTAAGTATGTCTTGTTTGTCCCAGAATACACCATCTAATGTTGTTATTACATCTCCCATCACACCAATACTGTTTTAAGGATTATACGCTTCACACTCTCAGGCACCTTAGGGTCAATAAGCTCCTCTTGCATTTCCCTTAAAAGTTCTAATCTACTATAGAATTCTACAGCAGAATCCTCATGATTTAATTTTTGTAATAATTGTTTACTTCGTTCCATATTCGTTTGTATTAATAAAATTTAACATTCTTCGTATAGCCCATTCAATCCCCCACAATAAACTATTAAATGGAAAAACTAAAATAATAACTATAATTTCAATTAAGAACAATATCGCAAATAAGAAGAATATGGTAAATAATTGGGGGGTATTAAATATTATCTTTAAAATCTTCATTGTTGTATCTTTTGTGTAAAGATAAACAAGTTTTTAACAAATCCTATTTTTTAGGAGTAAAATTATCTTTCCATATAGTTTGACAAACTGCAAATCGTTGGTCTCTATCAGTATATTCGACTCCCATTTTGGCGTTCCCCATACATCTTTTAACAAATTCCTTATTAGTTTCGTACTTCTTTGGTTTTAATAGTGGCATCTTCTTTTGGTTTTAATTGTTTTTCTATTTTTTCTATTTTATATAATGCGACTGCTAATGCCTTTTGTGTTAGCTTTAGGTCGTTCTGCATCTTAATTAGTTTTACTTCTTTCATATAATTATTTTATAAAACATATCCAATGTGTATTCATTTTTTTACCGCTTTTGTGTCCGTATAGCGGTTTATGTTCTGTTAGTTTTAATATTTCTTTTACAGGAAATTGAACCTCACTCCATTTGAATATAAGAGTACCATTTGGCTTTAAAACTCTAAAACATTCTTTAAATCCTTGTTTCAACATACCCTTCCAATCTCCTTGTAAAGACCCATACTTTTTAGTTATTTGACTTTCAGAGTTTGAAGATATATGCGGAGGGTCAAATACAATGTGCCAAAAAGAGTTGTCGGGTTGCTTTATATCAGTAAAATCCCCTATAATATCAGGGTCTATTATATTCGTTTTTGTTCCACAAGGATAAGTGTCTATGTGGGTTTCTCTCCTTTTATCTATAAATAAAGCACGTTTATCTTGTTTATCAAACCACATTCCTTTAACACTACAACAAACATCTAATACTGTTTTCATTTCTGTTGTTTCAGTTTTTCTATATACAAGGTAGCATCCATGAGCTCCTCTTGTAAATGATTTAAGAACTTATAGAATCCATCAGGAGAATCGTGAAGGGTAGTTCCGTACTTCAAGATACCATCTCTACTTCTTGCCCTCATAGTATTTATAACATCTTCCACTATTGGGTCTTTTTTTATATCATTGTGGGAATAAGTTGAATCAGCAGTCCATCTATCCTCGTTCATTTCAAACCATTTTTTTATACTATCGCTCATTTCTTTCTCTATATGTTTTTACTATCATTGCTTCTAATATCCTTAAAATCCCATATCCAAGTATAATTTTTAAAACAACCATATTAATTTAAAATTTACATTTATTATTATTCCATTTTTTACCAAGCCCATTTACAAAAGCAACCAAACTATAAGGAGTGTTTAATACTGTCCATTTGCCCTCAATATAATAAGCCTCAACACAACAATCTAATAAAGGAATATCAGTATTGTCATCCAGGTGGTTATGAATTACTTTTAAGGCAATACCTTTACTGCCCCATTTATCCACCATACGCTCCAAGACAAGCCTTTGTCCTATTGGTAATTTATTACCCTCTTTCTTTACTTCCCCTAGAATTAGTATATCATTATCGAATTCAAGTACAAAGTCTATATCGGTAGGGTGAATTTTATTATTCTCAACACCAGTAAAGTCTATAGATTGCCTTACTTGTTTAGTGTTTCTAATTAAACTATTCATCTCTATATTCTTTATATACCCTCTCTAATTTCTTGTGGACATTATTTAGGAAACAACTTGTACAGCCAGTAGTCGATGCCTTATCATTAAATACTCTATTGTATATAGCCACAAGTTCCTCTTGTCTCTTAACCGAAACTTTATTTATTTTAGTAGAGAAATAATCCTTAAGATAATTGTATTCATCTTGAGATAAACAATTAGGCTTTTGATAAGGAAACATCTTATTTAAAACCTCACGTCTATCAGAACAACCGCAGTCCTCCCCAAGAACAAACTTCGCTACCTTACTAATGCCACTAGCTTCAAATAACTTCTCTACAGTATCTCCAACTCCGATTGATTTAGTCTTTTGATTCTCGGTACTTTTTGTATTCTTTGATTGCACCTTTCTTGATTTTCTTTTTGCCATTACTTAGCGTATTAAATATTGAACTTAAACTTATTTTAGTTTCCCTTGCTATCTTTCTCATTGACATCTCGTCAAAGAAATGTATATTAAAAACCCTCTTATCATACCAATACCAGTCATCAATTATAGATTCTACTTTATCTATAACTTTATCAAATTGTTCCTTTTCATATTCTACTCCAGAGTCATCTGCACGATAGTCAATCATATCTACTGGCAAGTCCTCACTATAGATAAACTTATTACCTAACTTATGGAATTTAGATAGATATAGATTACGCAAAGTTACATAAACATAATAGGTGTTAACCTCATCTTTATTATACATAATTTTATTGACATCCTTAACATAATCACATATCCTTATATACATTTGCTGTACTAATTCATTAGCATCGTCATCACTAACCCCAAAAGACTTTGCCATATAAATCCAGTCTTGGTGCTTTTTAGCTAATATATTTATTACTTGCTCTGCCATACGTGGATTGATATTCCTAAAATACCCACCATAAATTGAAATAGATGTTCTACTTCTGTTTCTTCAGGGTCTTGGATTTCATCTAATTTTGTGTTCCAATAATTGAAACCTACCATAAACCCATAGACTGGGAAAAACTGTATATACATAATTTATAATTTAGTTATCATTACATCTAATCTAGGGTTTTCCCTATCTATCCCCATATAACAAGAATTTACTTCCACCACAGTTGACAAGTCATCTGATTCAATACAATCGTTTTCGACCATAGCATCTTGAAAGAACTTATCTACAACAGAAATTACATTCATTAAATCCCTAGTTCTTTTATCAGGGGCAAAATAAAAGTATTCTATTTTAACCTTTCCAGATAATCTAAAATCTAATAAAGGTGTTATCTGAGCTTTGAATTTACGCTTAATATCGTTACTGACTTGATAGTGCCAATTTCGATAGTTATTCATAGTTAGCCATCTCCTACGTTTGCTTCTATTCATTATAAACAGAGGTAATGATAGGGTTTTTTCTTTCTCTTCTTCTTTTCTCATCTACTTTAGTAAAAGGTGTATCGTTATTAAAGTAATAACGTTGTTCTTTTATGTTAAATGTAATGAGTTCAATCTCTTGAGGTATTCCTACTAACTTTTGCTTTTTAATCTTCTGTGAACCAAAGGTAACAAATTTATCTGAAAAATCCATAGCCCTATTAGGTCTCCAAACAAACATAACATTATCAGCTTTATCGGCAAACGTTCCACCTCCTTTTATACTATTGATATCTGGCTTTGGATATTTGCCATCGTCTCCTTTACGAGGTGTTATTTGATGGGCTATCAAATGGATTGATATATCATTTTCTACAGCAAACCTTTTTAAATCACTCATGAACCTTGAAATATACAAATCTTCACGTTCTCCCATCCTTAGCTTATGCTGGATAGTGTTATAAGGGTCAATTATCAAACTACGTATTCCTTTTTGCCTAACTAAAACTTTTGCTTTAGCTAATATAGTTTCTAATAGAAAGTTCTTATTAGGATATATTAAAAAGAAGTGGTCATTAACAAATTCAATAGCCTCTTCATATTCCCTAATATCCATTTGACTACCTTTATGTATTGGGTCACTACTTTTTCCAATATACATTTCAATAATATCATTGTAAAAATCATTCATTGGCATATTCTCTGGGGAAAATATAGCGAATTTCCATCCTTCCATTGCCGACTTTAAACAAGCTAACTGATTTACAAATAGAGATTTTCCTTCATTTTGATACCCTGTCCATACATTAACCTCACCACTTCTCCAAGTCCAAGCTCTATCTATACAGTCAACGTGAGTAGTTGTCCCTCTTTCAACCCCATTGTAAAAACCATCTATTAAACTCTCCTTTATATCATTTGCCTGAAAGACACCCTCTACTTTTGGATATTCAGCCGAATTAAGGCGTTCTCTTAGACCTTTTACTCCCTCTTGGACTAATACCTCATTTGCATCTTTAAAAGGGCTTAAATCGACTAATTTACACTTCTCAGCACCTATGCGTCTAACTAACTCCTTCTGAAGAAATCTACCATTCTCATCATTATCAGTTGCCACATAAACTGTTTTAGCACCTTCAAAGCTACTATAAGCACTATCAATACATCTTAGCTTATTATCTACATTCTTATCAGATGGGTTTGGCGCACCCATATTAACTGAGGTGTGGGCAATAACTCCAGCTACTTCCCAACTCAAGGAATCAATCTCCCCTTCGCAAACAACAATATCTTTTTGACCAACTATCCTATCATAATTATACATTATAGGTTCAGCATCTTTAGCTTGTGTAAAGAACTTATCTCTAATGCCTCTAGTTTTGTAATTTATTAGTTTGCCATCTCTAAAATAAGGAAAAACAATTTTATCTCCAGAACTGTTCATCTTAATTTTATTATTCAAAATAACCTCATCAGTTATACCCCTAGAATTTAGGAAGTTCTTTGCTTCACCTGCTAATTCGTTTAATATATTCTCACTCGGTAATGAATATGTTTTAACCATAGTTCTATCTTTGTTTTCTAAAGAACCAACTCTTCCTTGCCAATTACAATGGTGGCACTTAAATACACCATCTTTAAGATTAACAGATAACGCAGTATCATTTTTATTCTTCCTATCTCCTGTGCATTTTGGACATTTCACTTTTTGTTGAACTGAATTGCCCTTGAGTTGTATTCCTAAATTTGTAAATTCTTGTATCATCTTTGTATTATACTTAGTATTATTTATTTATATACTTAGTACTATCTATATAACATAGTTAATACTATCTATATATATCTGCCACTTTGGCACTTGGAAGATTACTAAATATTCTTCTTTCCTTACCATCATGACCTATAGATTTAGTGACTCTTTTGATTAAGTTTTTATCCTCTAACCTGGATAATATACGATAAAGAGTTCTCTCACTTAAACTTAATTCCTTACACATTGTGTTATTACTTGCAAAACAGTATTCCTTAACACCATTCTTGCATAGTGAATCTATATAATTTAGTACTATTGATTCTTTATGATTTATATTGAGATTTTCCATTACATTAAAATTAATTTTAGCAAACCTCTCTTGTTTTCTTTTATACATCTTTATCTTGTTTTAGTAAAAAGGGCTTTGATACTATCTCAGCCCTATTTTATTCATTAGAATGGTAAATCTGGAACACCATTACTATTAGTATTAACTGGAGCAGATTGTTTTTGCTCTTGTTTTTGTTCTGGCTTATAGTCGTTAACCCAAACACTATGGGTTTTACCATACTGGTCAGTCTCTCTAAGCCCACCAACAGTTAGTTTAATATAACGCTTACCGTTATACTCAAAAATGTGGGGTTCACAGGTATCAATACAAACTGATATATTAGTTAAGTCAAATTGACCTGCCTTAACACCTTTACCAACATACACTCTTTTTTTCTCGTTACTCATAATAAATAAATAAAAATTAAACAATTAACTTTGTAGCAATTC